ATACACATTTTTTTAATATGTATTTTTTTTTAGTAATACATGTACTAAATTTAAAAACATAACATATCCATTTATATCTAATAATGGATATATTATGGCGTGAAGTAGTTCTTGCACTTTTTACATTGTTATTTATGTATACAAACACAATTCCCGGATATATTATAGCGATCAACGGGGTATTATGTCATGGGAGTCTTGCACTATCTCTTCCTTATAAACACGAATTGACAATATTCGACTCGGCCTGTAACATATGTTTAACTGTTTATGTAAATCTATATCCCAGATCTCAGCCTCTCACTGGATTTGTATCATGTTTTTCTTTCTTATGTTGGAGATATAATAATAAATTTATTACAGGGAACTTACATTCGATTGTACATGCAACATGTGTTCAATTACCCTTGTTTATCGGACTAAGACATTATAGTATAGTTAATTTCTCCGATGAGGATAATTTACTTTAATTTCTTAACAGATACACTAGGAGCGTTCTTCTTTTTCATCTTTTTAGAGTCAAATTCGGGTATCTCTTTAGCTTTTTTAGCATCATAATTTTTTTTACAATAGCTCCACAGGTCTTTCGAACCTATTTTAAATTTACGATTGGGGGTAGCTCTATACCAAAAGACACAGTCTGTTATATTATTACTTCGGGATGTATTATCTAAAACTAAACAGTCATAACCTTCTGTGCAACTATTAAGAACATCCTGAAAAATGGAGAAATGCGGAAATATACCAAAGAAATTATTATATAACTTTTGTTGATTTTGTATAATATTTTCACGAAGGATAAAAATGTAATCGATGTTAGCTCTAAGGTCTGGTGGTAAATCCATACAATACTGCATAGTTAATAAAAATGTAATTCTCCAATGACGACCATTCATAAATATACCGCGTATATTTGGATCTCTTATCATACGTTTATCATACATACAATCATCCAATAAAACAAATACATCTTTACTGGAGTCTTTCTTTTTACCATCGATTACTTTTTTTTGACGAGTTATGATTTGTTGTACAATCTCTGGTTTATACTCAGAATGTATAAGTATTTCTGGTATAAAATTAGAATAAAAAGCATTTCCATCTTCTGTAGCAGATATTGCAACTCCTGCATTAATATTTCGTAGACGATATAATATATCTGCAACCAATGTACTTTTACCAGTTCCTCTTTTTCCTATAAAAACACAGGTAGCTGGACCTGAACCTGTTAGTCTCTTTTCTTCTATTTTACGTGGATTAAATTTTGATAGACTAATCGACATAATAATTTAACTAAATATTATTAATTATAATAATCAGACGTATCTAAATTATCAGGTTCTAATGTAGCATATGAAACAATTAAACTAATTAAAAATCCTATGAGTATACCCCCTAAGAAAATTAAAGTCTCGTTATTTTTCTTTTCATCGGGGGTATCTTTTTGAATGTATTTATTTATACCTAAGCATAAACACACAACTGATATAATTATCACCACTGCTTGAATATCAAATCTATAAAAATCGAATTTAGAAAGAATCATAATGTAAAATGTATTACAGAGTGTGTATATTTTTTTAAATTTAAATATAACTTAAAAATAAATAATATAGTAATGGAAATGGCGCAATTCATTCACAGCGTAGATTCTTATAATAGTATAAATGATATTGATTTTGGAGAAACTATCTTATTTATTAAATTTGGCACAGATTGGTGTCGCCCTTGTAAAGAAATAGAACAGATACTAGTAGATATACCAAATTCTATAACATACACTATAGATGTGGAAAATGATGAATTTGAAGAATTTTTATCTAAAAATAGAATCTATAATATACCAACAACTATTATAAAATATAAAAATAATAAAACCCAGTTTGTGGGATTTAGAACAGCCGAACAGATTAATAGTATGATACATAATCTCAAAACATTGTATCCATCAAACGATTAAGAATATACAATAAAATTTTACAGAAAAATAACTGGTTTAAAAATAAAATACATTTTATAATCAGTTACTTTACATCAAATTGAATTATGGCTGAAAACTACAAAAAATATAGCCAGATAGAACATGTTTTAGAAAGACCGGGTATGTACGTAGGGGATATTTCAGATGTATCATCTGAATGCTGGATTATAAATCAGGAAACTAACAATGCATCTGTTAAGACATGCCGATGGAATCCGGGTATTTTCAAGATTTTTGATGAGATCTTGACAAATGCGTCGGATGAACGTCAAAGAAATATCAACATGACATGTATAAAGGTTTGGATTTCAGATGATAATACAATTTCAATCTATAACGATTCTGGAATACCTATAGAGATTCACCCAGAATATAAAATTTACATACCCGAACTTATTTTTGCAAATCTTCTAACCACTAGTAATCATGACGACTCTAAGAAGAGAACAACAGGAGGTCTTAACGGACTCGGTGCTAAACTTGCAGCTATCTTTTCTGATACATTCACAGTTGAGACAGCATCTGCAGGTAAAAAATATACTCAAACTTACGAAAAAAATCTAAGCAAAATCTGTAAGCCAAAACTGGGAAAATCAGTAAAAGAATACACAAAAATCACATTTAAGCCAGATTTTAAAAGGTTTGGCGTTGACACTCTAAATGAAGATACGAAATGTATTCTAATTAGGCGCGTATTCGATATGTGTGCTATCACACCCAAGGGCGTCGATGTTTATTACAATGATAAAAAACTAAATGTAAAAGATTTTTCCGAATACATTTCTATGTATATCGGTCTTAAAAAGAACTGCCCGAGAGTTATTCAAGAAACTCCTAGATGGCAAGTAGCGATTGCCCCATCTGAAAACGGATTTCAATGTATCTCATTCGTAAATGGAGTGAATACATCAGATGGAGGTACTCATGTGGAGCATGTCATCGGACCCATTGTAAAAAAAATTACAGAGATTATCCAAGAAAAACACAAAAGTCTTACTATTAAACCTAATTACATCAAAGACAACATCTTCGTTTTCATAAATTGTATCATTGAGAATCCTTCTTTTTCTTCTCAGACTAAAGAAAAGAACATCACAAAAGTATCAGGGTTTGGAAGTAAATTCTCAGCTTCTGATGAATTTGTCAAGAGTGTGTCAAAACTTGGCATCATAGAAAATGTACTAGCCTTGGCAGATGCAAAGGAAAAGAAATCTCTACAAAAAACAGACGGTAAGAAAACATCAAGAGTTATTATCCCCAAGCTTGATGATGCAAACAGGGCGGGTACAAAAGATTCATCCAAGTGTACTATCATATTTACAGAGGGTGATTCAGCAAAAGCTACAGCTATATCAGGTCTTTCTGTAGTTGGAAGAGACACTTATGGTGTTTTCCCCCTGCGAGGAAAGCTTCTAAACACGCGAACTGCAACTTACGCTCAATTATCTAAAAACGAAGAAATCAATCACATTAAGCAAATACTTGGACTACAAAACGGTAAAAAGTATAAGAGTGTATCGGAACTAAGGTATGGAAAAATTCTTATTATGACAGATGCAGATACAGACGGTTTTCACATTAAAAGTCTTCTTGTAAACTTCATCGGAAATTCCTGGCCAGAGCTTTTGAAGATAGATTTCATATCTTCACTTGTTACACCTGTTATCAAAGTATCAAAAAAAGACATGGTAATGCCTTTCTACAACCTAAGCGATTACAATAAATGGAAAGAACATAACAATATAAGTGGATACAAGATAAAATACTATAAGGGACTTGGTACAAGCACTTCATCTGAAGCCAGGGAATATTTTAAAAATATGATGACTCTAGACTACAAAGTAGAATCTATTACAGATGAAAAATACCTACAAATGGCATTTACAAAAACAGAGGCTGATGCTAGAAAGAAATGGATCTTAGACAACATTACATCCCCTAAAACACTAGACTATACCAAGAATAACGTAAGAGTAAAAGATCTGATAAATAAAGAACTTGTACTTTTTTCAATAGCTGATAATGTAAGATCTATCCCAAGTCTTGTAGATGGATTGAAACCATCGCAAAGAAAGATAATCTACGCATGCATTAAAAGAAATTTGTATTCTGAAATTAAAGTATCACAGCTTGCTGGCTACGTTTCAGAAGTATCTAGTTATCATCACGGAGAAGCAAGTCTTCAAGATACTATCATCGGTCTTTCACAAACATTTGTGGGTTCTAACAACATGAATCTTCTAGAACCTGTTGGTCAATTTGGTACTAGACTTCTGGGTGGAAAAGATTCATCAAGCCCCAGGTACATCTTTACACATCTTTCAAAGGATTTCAAGAATCTTTTCAATTCCAATGATTTTAGTACATCTATTCTAAATTATCTAGATGACGATGGATTTTCAATTGAGCCATCCTTTTATGTACCCACTCTCCCACTAATTCTCGTCAACGGGGCATGTGGAATTGGAACTGGGTTTTCAACTGATGTACCATGTTTTAATCCGGATGATCTAAAAGATAGACTTCTTAAGCTTGTAGAAGACCCTGATTCAGACATTCAAGAACTTACGCCGTGGTATAAAGGATTTAATGGCACAATTACAAAAATAGAAAAAAATAAATGGGTTACATCTGGTCTATATAAAATAGTGTCAAATACAGTAACTATTACAGAACTTCCCGTTGGAACATGGACAGAAGATTACAAATCACATCTGGACAAACTAGAAACTGAAAATGAAATCTATAGTTACATCAATAATTCAACTGAAACTAAAGTACACTTTGAAATCAAGATTCCTCTAGAAAACATTATTAACTGGAGAGACAATAAAGAGTTTGATAAGAAACTAAAATTGACATCAAATGTATCTTCTAAAAATATCCATGTTTTTAATGAAAAAAATGAAATAATCAAAATGGAGTCAGTCGAAGAGATTGTCTATAGATTTTGGGCAATCAGGTGTGAATATTACACCAAAAGACAGAAAGACATTTCAGATAAGTTATCCAAGGACCTCAACCTGATAAATGCAAAGATAAATTTTGTGAATGACGTAATAGACGAAAATGTAAAAGTATTCCGACAGAAGATTAGTTTTATAAATGAACAGCTTGAAAAACGTTCTTACATGAAAGTAAATAATTCATATACATACCTAACTGACATGAAGATTCACTCTTTTAGTGAAGACACGATTGATTCTCTGAGATGTACTCAAAGCAAAATACAAACAGAATACAATCTTAATAAAAATTATAAAATGTCAGATTTTTGGAAAAATGATCTGGATAAAATTTAAATAATTAATTATTTTAAAAATAAAAATATATCACTAATAATAAAAATAATGTCTGGTGTTAGCCCAAATTCGATCTTCGGTTTATTGAAATCAAATCTATATACTATAGTAGTCCCTCTTGTTCTTGCCGCCTTCGTATGGATGGCCGTAGGTGTATTAGACAACGAGTGCAAAAAGAGTAGTAAGTCCGATACTGTTAAATTAACAAAACAGGGTCATATTGCAGTTGGTATTATAGCTACCTTATATGCTGCCATTAATATTCTAAAGTTGCACCCAGCTGGTAGAAAGATGGTATCTCGTCTCATGTAAATAAAATAAAAATGAATTAACTTAGGTTATAATTAAATTAAATACATTACAATTTGTTTAGTAAGTTATTTAATTTAATTTGTGTAATTTAATGAATTTATTTTCTTACAAATCCACCGTCTTCACATTCTACCCATTCACTTAGGGTGTCTAACTGAGGCATTAATTTATGAGTAAGAAAAAACGCTTCCATATCTTTAGATTCTTCTGTAAACAATAAAGGTCTTTGTTTAACGGGTTTCCATAACTTAGTACCCAATTCATAAGCGTTCTTCCATTTTGTAGATCCGTTTGTTAATATACATATAGAATGACAAAAATTGTTTAAAATATCATTAATCTCGGTTATAGTCTTAATTAATTTAATATATGCATCAAGTGGTAATTCATTATCTTTATTTCCGTTTACACCCAGTTTAATTAACTGATGATATTTTAATTTATTATCCATTATGTACCCCCATGTATTTTTAAAATACTCTAAGAATTCTTCAAATTCTGTTTCGTTGTATTTTTTATCTTCCTTCAAAATGACTGAATATATACATTTAGACCTATCTATAGTTATAATATAAGCATCATTTTCTTTTATAATAACGATATCTCCCATGCTTTTATTAGTGTGTATAATATAATTAATTTAATTATTTTGCCGCAGAATATTACGTTTTTATAGTTATATTAAAGATATTGTGTATAATTTGTATTATAATCGTCTTATAAGATGAGTGAAGAGTTGTTATTAGCCTGGGAAGATTTAGATAAAATAATCAATGAAAGAGAAGAAACTGTAAAAATTAATTACGGAATGTGTTGCCTTCATGCAAAAATAATATATAACCCATCTGACCAGGCTATGGTATGTTTAGAGTGTGCTGAAGTATTTGAACCG